GATCAGCGCGTGGACGAATTGCTGGTAGGTTGCGGGATCGCCGGGGTCGTACGAGTTCGGCGTACTGTCGTCTTTGAAGGTGAAGAGCCGCTCGATGGGCATGGCTGCGGGCCAACTTAATCCGAGGAGGACAAACCAGCGGAAAGCTGGTCCCTTGGAGCTGACCGAACCGGGGCGACCTTATCCTGATTTCATAGGCCCTGTCATGCCGCCGATGATCGCGTGGCTTCGGAGCGAGCGGTCGAAGGGGGCGTACTGGCTTCGGCCGCAGTGGTGGCTCGTCGAGCGTGATCCCTGACGAGCCACGCGGTGAGGAAGTCAACCAAACACTCGATTTGGCTCCGGTTGAAAACGACGCACGTCTCTTCATCGCCCTTATCGAGTATGGAAAGCTCCACTCGCGGCTCATCGAAGCACGGCTCGACGAGCAATTCTGTCGTTTCCCCGCGCCCGCTCTCGGTCAGCATCAGTCTGGCGTGAAGGTAGTCGACATCCGGCAGGTTGCTCATCAAACGATGCCCCCGATGGCGGCGCCTCAGTGGCGCCTGTCAAGAGTTTCGCGATAGATGTCCAGGAGCGCGTCGGTGTCATATGTCGTGGCCATCTCGTATTCCGACATGCCGCGTTTACGCGCGGTTTCTTGCATTTCCAGGATGAGCGCCACCACTTTTTCGCGGTCCTCGCAAGTCGTTTCCTTGAACCCGATTGCGCGGATAAACCGCCGAAACTCAGCTAGGACGTGGGCTTTAGTCGGCATCACACGATGCCCCTGATCTTGCGCCGCATCGCGCCGCGCCTGAGCATCGAGGCGGAGAGGCCGGTGACGAGGTGGAAGCCGACGGCGGCGGTCTGGAAGGCGTCGGCCCCGTGGCTGTGCGGGCCGGGGCCGTGCACCGGCAGACCCATCGCTGACTTGTGGTAGCCGCGCAGCATGGCGAGGCCCACCTTGCATTTCTCGGCGTCGAAGTAGGCCGAGCCGAGCATGGCGCGGCTGGCGTGGATGCCATCCTCTTTCGAGCGGATGCGCGGCACGGTGATGATCGGCTCGTCCTTCGGGATCAGCTCGCCGAGCGTCGCGCGCCTCGACTTGGCGGTGGAGATCTCGCGCGCTTCGATGTCGTGCGGCAGGAGGTGGCACTGATATTGGAAGCCGCCCACCGTCGCCTTCTTGCGCAGAACGTCGGCCCAGTGGTCGAGGCCTTTGCCCTGCGCCATGACGTAGTCGACGAAGTGGATCTCGCGGCCGACGTTCTGCCACAGCCAGATCGAGCAATAGTCGTGCACGCCGAGGTCCCATGAGGTGATGACCGGCGCGGCAAGATCGACCGGGACGTTGCAAACGCGGCCCTGGACGGCGAGCGCGTTGAGGCTTTCGGCGAAGTACGCGCCTTCGACGGGCGCATCGAACGAGCATTCCATCTCGCGCGCATATTCGTCGGCGCTCATGTCCTGGGTGAGTTCTTTGGCTTCGGCGTAGGAGAGCGCCTCCTCGCCGGTTTCGGAGAGCGGGATCAGGAACACGTCCCACCGCTCCTCGTCGGCCAGCGCCTTGAGCCTGAGCGTGTTGAAGTGATCGTCTCCGTTGGAGGTTCCGCTCACAATCGCCCAGCCGCGATAGTCGGCCAGGCACGGCCTGACCACGGTGGAGAACACCGTCTTTTGCAACAACGGATATTCGTCGAGGGCGATGCCGTCGAAGTACATGCCTCGCATTCTCTCGTAGGCTGACATGCCGCCGTAGAGCTTGATGATCGCGCCGTTGTGGGGCAAGACGATTGCCAGCTCCCCCTCCAAGAAGCGCACGCCGTCGATGGTCGAGGTGTATTGCTTGAGGTAGCTCCAGACCAGATCCTTGGCCTGCTCGAACGAGGGGCCGACGTAGCCGTAGCGCGGCGGCGGCCACTGCCTCCCGTTGAGGTAAGCGGCGCGGATGAGATGGTTGGCGATGGCGACGGTCTTGCCTGCGCGTCGGTGGCAGCAGGCGAAGATCCACCGCTTCTCGGAGGCGTGCAGCTTGAGGAAGTGGCGGCGCGGCCGGTAGGGGATGACCAGCGGCGCGTCGGCGTCGCTGGTCAGGGTTGCAGTGTCGGCGAAGGACAAATCAGCCGTGCGGGGCCGGGTGGACCGGGGGCGCGGTCTTGACCGTCCAGGTCTGCGTGTTGGGGTTCCAGATCTGCAACACGACCTGATCGGCGATGTCGGCGGGCGGCGGCGGCAGCTCCTCGCCTGCGGGCGGCACCCACGGGTGCGCCGGGCCTGGGGGCAGGCCCTGATCGGGGCGGGCGGGGCCGCCTTCCTCGATGCCCCAGCTCGGATCGACGGGGCGGCCTGGGCGCACCGGGCCGTGGCTTGGGTACTCGGGGCGGCCCCAAGAGCCTGGGGGCCGATTGCTGACGTACGGTGGGCGTCCTGGCAGCCCTTGATCGGGGTAGGCGGGCGAGCCGGGCAGGCCCTGATCGGGATATTCGCCGCCGCCGGGCAGGCCCTGGTCAGGGTAATAGCCGCCGCCGGGCAGGCCTTGGTCTGGGTGCAGGCCGGGGATATGGCCCGGCGCATCGCCGAGCGGGATGATCAAAGCAATTTGAGCGCGTGCCATTTGGGGGGTCCTCCGGTGGAGGCCTGCGGGCTTATCACGCGGTTGTGACAACCGATACGCATGGCGTGGGGCCAACATCATCGATTGCTCCTACCTCGATCAGCCATGCGCGGACCTTCGCGCGTTCGGCGTCGTCGGGAATGTCGGCGACCCACTGGCATGGATAGCAACGCTCGCGCACGTCGCCGAACGCGTCATAGACGTTCGCTCCGCAATCCTTGCAGACGAAGGTGGGCTCCTCACTCATCCTCCACCGCCGTGCCTTCGATCAGCAGAAGCCGCGTCGGCCTCGGCGACATAGGCGTCGGCCTTGAACCCGCTCATATTGACAACGGCGTATTCGAGTTCCGGCTCATAACCGCGCCAGAGTTGGATCAGCGGCCAGCTAACCCGCTTGATCGCCCACGCCTCGCCATCAACGGTCAGCCAGATGTGATCGTCGTGTTGCTCACTCATCCTCGACCGTGCCTTCGATCATCGGCGGCAGTTGCCGGTTGTCCTCGGGCGGGAGCCACGTGAGCGTGAGCGCGCCGCCCTTGGCGGGCATCTTCAGCTCGATGTCGTTGGCGTGGTGGAAGCCGCGCCGCTGGCCTGCGCGCGATTTGAGGAACTCCTTGCCCGCCGCGAGCTGGTTCATCGGATGGTCGTCGTCGTCGAGGAGCTTGAACATGACGCCGAGCGTCTTGTCGACGCCGCGCGCGATCACCTCGTCGAGGGCGCGTCGAAGGAGGGGCGTGTTCATGATGAAGGCGCGCAGGTCCTCGCTGTCGGCGGCGAGGTCGTCGGCGATGGCGCGAATGTCGCCGTTCTTGGCGATGATCATCGGCCGCAAGCGGTCTGGGTCGAAGTCGCTCATTGCTTCGTCGCCCTGAGGCCAATCTGCTCGGCCGCCGCACGATGCTCGGCGATGATCGCATCCCGGTTCGCCGGATCGCGCCGGAACGCCTCGATCTTGCGAAACAACTTGCGCCGGTCCTTGTCAAACTGACGAAGGTAGACGCGCGTGGAGAGCTTGTGCGCTTTCTGGAAGGCCAGAACGGTCGCCGCCATCACCCACAGGTCGCCCATCGTGGGGTAGTCCTTCTTCTTGCTCACGCCGTTTCCCTCTCCCTGACCGGCGTGGCCTTGGTGCCGCGCCTGCGGACCTCGACGAGGCCGTGCAGGGCGCGGGCCTTGCGCGATTTGTTGTTGTAGGCCTTGGGGGCCAGTTGATGAGCGATCCAATAGATGTCGATCTCGACATCGAGGTCGATCTCGACCGCTTGCCCGGTCTTGCTGTCCCAGACGATGACGTTCCTTAAGACGCGCGTCTCCTTCATCGCTTGCGGCCCTTGTTCAACCGCTTGCTCATGCGGGGCTCTTGGGTGTCGCCGGTTGGCGGCGGCATGGTCGAGCCGCGCGCCACCTCGGGGCGGAACTCGTTGTAGACCCGGCCCTTGAGGTTGGGCGGGCGCTCGTCGGACGGATGCAGCTCCTTGGCGGTGAAGCCGCGCTTGTACTTGGCCATGGGTTACCTCCCCAACTGGTTGAGCCGCTCGACCATGGCGTCGAACATCTGGCCGCGCGACGGGACGCAATTGCAGAAGCCTGCGAAGGCCTGCTGCTGCTGGTTCCGCGCGTTGTTGCACTGCGCGTAGGCGTGCTGCTGCGCCGCCCGCGCCTGCAGCGCCTGATTGAGCGCCACCTGCGGGTCTTGGGCGAGGAGCTGCTGCTGCGGCTGATAGTTTTGGCGGATGAGCCGCTCGCGCTGCTCGCGCGCCTCGCGGGCGAAGCGCGAGGCCTCGCCGATCCAGTGGGTCAAGAGGTTGCGTTCGGCGGCGAGTTCGCGCTCCAGGCTCTCGACCTCGACTTCGAGCGTCTCGACGCGGCGTTTGAGGCGCGCGATCTCCTCTTGATCTTTCGTCCGCTGCGGCTCTGGCGGCCGGGCGACCAGCGCCACCAGGGCGCCGACGAGTGCGGTCAGTGTCATGGCTTACCTCCTGTTCATTGCAGCGTCCCCGGCACTTCGTCGAGGACCATTTTGCTCTTGGCCGCCTTCAGCGCGGCCTCGATCAGCTCGATGGCGTTGTTGGGATGGATGTTGGAGATCACCGCGCCCTGCTTGCCCTCGCCGAACAGCAGCATGACGAACTGCAGCTCGACGTCGGTGATCAGGTTCGCCGCCGCGCGGGCCGCCGACTGCTGCTCCTCGGTGAGCAGGACCCATCCCGAGGGGGTCATCGGGTCTTGTCCAGGTGGGCTGGGGCGCAAGCGTCGCAGAGGCTGGCGGTGACGCCTGCGCTCGACCAGAACGACCAGGGGACATAGCCTTCGGGGAAGGGCGCGTCGCACATAAAGCAGCGTTCCCCGGCTAAGGCGTAGCGCAACTCGTCATCGAGGTCGCTGCGGGTTTTCCAGGCGTCGTAACCCTTAAGGGCGTGGTTGTCGTTGGCGATCATCTTGGCTCCCCTACAAGCCGGTGAAGCTCAGTCTGCGGTGGGCTTGGCCTTGGCCGCGCGCAGCCGCTCGCGCTTCTTGCGCATGTACTCGCGCATGTAGTCCTTTCGCCATTTCTTCTCGTCGAAGGGCTGATTGTCGTTGCCGGGCTCCTGGGGCTTGGCTTCGCTCATACCGGCCGAAAAGTCGGCGTCTCTCTTTCCACCGTCATCTCCCTGTCGTTTTCCCGTCACAACCGGGGCAGCGTGTCCGGTCATGGCGTTCGCCTCCCGGTTGGTATAGTTGTTAGACGTTTAACAGGAATACTGTCCGTTGTTAAACGTCTTACAGTAAAAGGTCTAACAACCGGGCGGGTAAACCCACAAATATGTGGAGGGGCCAACTTGAACCGTTCTACGGCCTGGGCAAAACCACCTACGCGATTACCTCAATGTTGCTTTTCGCCGACTAAGCCCTTGTTCGCCCGCTCAATCGCGTTATCCACAGCTTCCGCTCTAACTTCGGGCCAGTTATGGAGGATCTCGAACACGATCTCGACCGGGCGCGGCACGGGCCGCTCACCGCGCAGCCACCGTCGCAGCGTGATCGGCTGAACCCCTAAAAACCGCGCAATCTCGGCGTGAAAGAGGGCGCGATCCTCGCGCCGCCGCCCGCGTAAACATTGCTCGATCACAAAATTCAGCCGCGCCGCATCCATCGTCTAACCCTCCACGAAAGGGTTAAACGTCTAACAGAACCCGTTTCAGCGGCGCAAGTATTCGTCAGATTAGAGCAACATAACGTTGCTTTGAGCGATCTAAGCCTCTGATTTTTCATCACCCCAGGCGGCGCGAACCTCGGGAAAGTCGTGGAAAACCTCCATCACAATCTCGACCGAGCGCGGGATCGGCGCCTGCCCCTCCCGCCAACGCCGCAAAGTCATCGGCGTCACGCCCAAAAAACCCGCCACGCTGGCGTAGCTGCACGGCAAGCCCTCCATCCGCCGCCGCCGAAAACACTCTTCAATCAATTTGTTGAGACGATCATGGGTCATCGGGAAAAACTCCCGCCAGGGTTGACCCCCTGTTAACACCCACGCGCCCCAACCCCAGCCATCGCAATAGGTAGTTCTACCTATAAGGCCGTTAACATCACAACGGCGCAAGCGGTGCATCCGGCGCACGCGGAACATTTACCCGCGCCGGGGCATCACGCATAATTGATCATGGTCAAAAAACGTCAGGAACCGGAACGGGTTGCTATCCCTATGCCCGCCGAACTCATCGCCCAAATCGACGACTACCGATGGGCCAACCGCCTCCCATCCCGCGCCGAAGCCATCCGCCAGCTCGTCAGGGAAGCCCTGGAAGCCAACAAACCTAAGTAGGCTTGGCGCTCGCCTCCTCACCAGCCTTCCGAGCCGCCGCCAGCCGCTCACGATACCGCCGCATCCGATCCGCCGCACTCACAGGACCATCAGCCAACGCAACCGCCCTCAATCGAACCGGAGCCACACTCCCAAACCGCTTGTACGCCGCCGCATCCTCAAGCCCGCCAACCCACTGCCCACCATCATCCAAATTACTCACCAACCCAGCCCAATATTCCTTCCGATCCTGATGCCAACGCTCGGACTTCGTATCAATCCCGTCGGGCCACGCCGACGGCGACGCTAAATACCGCTTCACCAGCCGAACTCGATCCGCCCACAGCCTTACCTTGGCATAAGCAACCATCCCAAAAACTCCCCGTTACGAAACCCCCGCGTAACACAACGTAACAGCGTAACGGCGTAACGCTAGATTTTACTCACAGTTAGGCAATGTAGTCTGGAAACGGGGGGAGTGGGGTGGTGGGTCCCCCCCTTCGGGGGCCTCCCCCAACACGGGTACCATAGGGGGGCAATTTCGGTTCTACAGAAAGGTGAGGTAGGGTCCCCGCACCCAGTTGTGCTAACGTTGATCACATCAACGATCTATGATCGACGCTCGTAACCTATTGAATGTGCGAAAGATTTAGTTTTGAAATCCGACACGATGTGTAAGCCATTGATATCGTTAGGTTGTAGTCCCGCACGGTGCGGGATTTGTCCGTGTGATGCGATGGGCGCATGGCTCACGTGGATAGCGCGGTTGTGGCGCGGTTGCAATCGGTTGTAAGCCAGATCTCGGACACGCTTAAATAAACCAGCCCGATCTAGCTGCGTCAAGCCGGATTGCCGATCTCGAAGTGAATATCCGAAGAATGGCTCGAACTAAAGTACGTTGAAGTATTGTTGGCAGCTATACTGTACCACAACAAGTATTCGTATCTCTAAAACCTCAACGATTTCAATAGGTTACGGCTCTAGACGCTCGGGCGCCTTGAGCTGGTGCGGGTCGCTGCTATGTGCATACACCTGTTAAGCCGCGCTCTCTGGCCTGTTTTGTTTGGAGCATGAGGCGAGCTGCGGCGAGGCGGATATTCGGCTGTTCGCTCTCTAATGCCTTGAATATGGCGACTTGGGCTTTGTCGAGGGCTTGCTGGAGGGTTTCGTGGGTTCGAGCGCGCCAGACCTGCTGCAGCTCAGGGATAGCCGCCAGTGCGTCACTACGGGGCTTGTAGGCCCTGGTCAGCTTGAGGTGGACATCGTTGTCCTTAGTTTGCTGGTTGGCGAGCTGATTGAGCCTGAGCGTGATCATGCGGCGTCGCATGCGTTCTGTGAGCTTGCGGCTATTGTAGACGAGCTTCGCCTTACCCTGCCATGAGCTGAACGGGCCTTTGAGCCTGAGCGGTTCCTTGGTTTCGAGCTTGGCGATGAGCTGATCGAGGTGTTTGTCGCTGGTTCGCCTACGTTCATCCCTGCCGAAGCCGTATTGGCTTGCGTGTTTGATGTTGAGCTTGGCGCAGCAGCGAATGCACAGTGGCGCATCGTCGATCAGGTAGAGCACGCCTGCGAGCTTGGCGCATTTCGGGCAGACGAAGAACGACCAGCCGCCGCCATTTGGGAAGCGCACGTGACCAGTGCCGATCAGCTTCACCCTGCCGTTGGGGAACGGGATCAGGGCTTCGTGCTTGGCTGGGTCGATCACGCCCATGGCGCGAAAGCGGCTGACCTTGACGAACTCGAACTCGTCGAAAAAACGGCGATTGTCTGCATCTGATCTGCGCTTCGGCATAGTTTTGCACAATAGCAAAAACGTGCATCGAGGTGAAGCCGTTGCGCCGGGGCCATCCTTTATTTAAGCGTGTCCGAATGAAGGCGAAGCCCGACGCACTGTTCAACAAAGCCAGCGATGACGCCGCGCAATGGATGAGCCAAGCGCGCGATGAAATCGACGCCGTGTTTGGGGCAGGCCACGCTAAAGGCAATCCCCACTTGGTCGCTATGTTCATGCGTGTCGCCGCAATGAACTACCAGACGACAACGGAAGCCAAGCTGGCTGCGCAGAGACTGGACGAGTTGAGCCGCCTGATTGACAGCCTCTACAATTTTCGGACGAAGGAATTTCCGTTGCTCTTGTCGGTTCTGTCGCCAGCAAGGAAGCCGCGCAGTGCAAAAGCTTAAACTCTTGTCGCAGGAGCTGCTGGCCTACGCGCGCCAGATCGACGAGGCGGTCGAGCGGCTCAATCTCAGCGTGATCCAGTCCCTTGCCGCCAATGCGGGCGACAAGGCCCTTGAGCTGATGCGCGAGGCGGATGAACTGAACCGGATCGCGGCGCAAGAGGCGTTCAAGGATGACCCAGGCGACTAAAAAGAAGCTCACCAAGCGCGATTTCGAAAAAGCATTAAGCGATCTCCTGCGCGAGTTTCGGCGCACGCAGCCGTGGCTTCTAGAGGCCATGATCGAAGGCCTGATGGAGGACAGAGGTTGCAGCGAGGACGAGGCGATCCGCGAGCTGGCTGAATTTGAAACGACGATCAGGCATTTGCTTGAGGCGAGCCAAAGCATCGGCGAGGCGTGAGCTATGGGCTTCGACTTCATCGTCGACACGATCCAGACACTCGCGCTCCTCGGCGTGATGGCCGTGCTGTGCTACCTCGTCTATCTGCTCAAGCTTGAGCTGGGCGGCGCGGTCGCCGCGTTGCACGCCATCGTCAAGGCGCAGGACGCCATGCAGGCGCGGCTCAACGTTCTCGAAGCGGAGCGGGAGCACAGGCGATGAGCAGAACGCCCTACATGAAGGAGTACATGCGCAAGGAGCGCGCGTGGGACAAGGGCGTCGAGGCCGTCATGCGCCTGCCGCCTGCGCAACGATACGACGCAGCCGTCCAACTCCATTTGCGCGTCCATCACGACGAGATCATGCGGGCGCACAAATATCAAACGCTGTTCGTCGAACTGCTGACCCGCCTGCGCAGTGCGTCAGACGCCGTTCCGTTCTTCGACGAGGGTCGCGAATGAGCGACACGTACATCCTCAAGGGCCACAAGCCGGTCAAATGCGACGACCTGATGTGGTGGGCGTGGTGGTTCGAGACGGCTGACCGGCACGTGCGCGACACGGCGCGCGACGATGTGCGCGTCTCGACGGTGTTCCTCGGCATCGATCATGGTTGGGATGGGCGGCGGGAGCTGTTCGAGACGATGGTGTTCGTCAACGGATCATCCGTCGACTGCGAGCGTTATGCGACCTGGGACGAGGCCGAAGAGGGCCATGCGCGTTGGGTGGCGCAGGTGTTCAAGGCGACGCCTATATTGGCCATGCCAACATCAGGAGACGCAGATGGAGCTTAAACAAAGGACGGTCGAGACGCTGCTCGACATGGACGAACCGGAGGCGCTGCTCAGATTGATCAGGCGCGAAGCCGAGCGCAAGAGCGGGCCGGGATGGCAGGCGCTTGCCAAGGTTCTCGGCGATGCCGAGGTGCAGCTCGATCTCATCCTCAACGCCAAGCCCGCCGGGCCTGACTTCACGCAGCCCAAGCCTGAGCCTGTTAACACTGACGAGGAGGCCAAATCGGCGTAATATCGTCAGCCTCCGCAGACCTTGGGCCGGGTAAGTCCCCGGCCTTTTTAAGGAGCTGACCCCATGCCAACCCAGCCGACGCAGCCACCGAGGCCGCCCACGCCTCCCCCCGCACAACCGAGGCCGCAAGCGCCGCCTCCACCTGCACCGCAGCAGCAGCCCAAGCCCGAAGCGGACAAACCCAAGGCTGCGACGCAGCCAACCGAAGGCCTGGCTCTCGGCGCCAAGCCCGCCGACGCCCACGATCCGCAAGCGGCCAAGTTCGAGGCGCAGGCAGGCCCGCCGCACTGGGAGCAGCCGGGCAAGGCGCAAAAGGCCAAGGTCGCGCCGCCACCAGACGGCATGACCTCGGCCGACGAGCAGCGCCAGCGCGCCGCCGAGGTCGAGGCGCATGGCGGCTCAGGGGTGACCGATCAGCGCCCCGACGACGAGAAGCCCACCTTCGACCCGCATGCCCTGGCAGGCGGCGGCGCGTTCGTGAGGGCGGGCAAGCAAACCCAAATCCCAGGCGTCGCGCCTCCCGCCAAACGGAGCTGACGATGTCCTACCAGATCGCCGACTTCTCGGGCCAAGTCGCGCTCAACGCGATGATCCACAAATGGTACCCCAACCGGGCGGCGGAACTCACCGCCATCGCCACCGCGTTGGGCAGCGACACCGCCACCCACGACACGACCATCACGACCGCGCCGTCGGCCCTCATGCCCGGCAATCCGGCTCACTCGCACTTCACCAACGACGTGCTTCTGGTCGTCAATGCGGGCAAGGGCGGCAACCTCGCGCCTGCGGCGATGGCGGCGGCGATCACCGCCGGGCTGGCCAACGAGATCCCGCCCACCAACACCGTCGCGCCGGTCGCCAGCGGCACGGGCACGGTGGGCTCGAACCTGAGCTGCACGCAGGGGACGTGGACCTACGGGCAGACCTACGCCTACCAGTGGCTGCGCAACGGGACGAACATCTTCGGCGCGACCAACGCGACCTATGCCCTGGTGGGCGCCGACAGCGGCACGAACGTGAGCTGTCAGGTGACGGCGAGCAATCCGGCTGGCTCGGCCTCGGCGACCTCTAACGCTATAGCGGTGGCTTGACATGGCGGTGACCGATCTGACCGACAGCATGCCCTGGTGGGCGCGTGGGTCCACAGCAGCGCCAGGAGCCACCGGAGGCCCTGGAGCCGCTCCGATGGGCGCTGGCGGGCAACCTGGGGGCCCTGACGGCCAAGCATGGCTGCAGTACCTCTCGCAGATGTACGGTATCTCGCCCGAGCAGGCCGCCATGATGATGCAGAACGGCGCTCCGAACCCAGCCAACATGGCGTCGCCCAACGCCCAGAACGTCAACATGGTCGACCTGACCAGCGCGGCGAACGGCCCGGCCGGGTTCAACCCGCCGCCGGGTCATGGCGATGGTCCTGCCCCACCGCCGCCGCCGGTCGTTGGCAATCCGCCTGCCCCGCCGCCAAGGCCGATCATCGCGTCGAGCGTGGGACAGCCTCAACCCGCGCCCCAGCCCTACGGCGGCCCAATGGCGGCGGCCGACGCCGCCGGGCGCACGACGGGCGGCCTGTACTCTCACATGCCCGCCGTCGCCGGTTCAGCAGCCGTCGGCAGCGCCGCTCCAACTGGCACAGGTCCCGCGCCTCCCGTCGCCGCGCCTGCGGCCCGCGTGCCTGGGCCACTGGCTGGCGGCGGCGCGGCCGGGACCGCCGCGACCTCCAACCCGCGCTTCGTCGGCATCGACGCGCCCAACTTCAACCCGCAGAACAGCATGCGCGGCGGGCCACAGGCGACTGCGCTCAACCTCGCTGGCCTGTTCGGCGGCGGCCAGGGAGCGCCAGCGGTCAATCCCAACGCGCCTGCAGCCGCCGCGCAGCCGGTGTCGGCGCAGCGCCCCGTTCCTGGGCCGCTCGCCAACGCGCCAACGCCGCCGGTCATGCCGCCCGACATCCGCAACAAGCGCGTCGCCAACGCGATCAAAGATCCCAACTGGTGGCAGAACCTTTAGGCCCGTAGAGGCGGCCGAGCCATTTATGGCTCGGCCGCCTCCTGGCCAGCGCCGCTGCGCCATGCCGAGCCTGGACCAGCCGAGCCGTTAACAAGCCATGCCAAGCCGAGCCTTGCCCTGCCTTGTCCGCGCCTTGGCGCGGACAGTCAGAAGGTTAGCCCCCAGCCAACAAGGGAGCAAGACGCTAACCGGGACGGCGAACAACCGCCTTAAAAGTGCAGTGGATCAAAAATTCGACCACCTCCCGCATCAGCTCCAGCTCCTTCTCGGCCTTCTTCTCCGATAACGCGCCTTTAGCCACCCACTTCGGATAGCAACGCTGCCGGAACGCCAGCTCGCGCCGACAGCAGGCGAGCAACTGGTTCAAGTCAACCTCGCGCGTCTCCATCTGTGAGCTGCTGATGCTCACGACCGCCGTGCGATGGTCCTGCTTCTGCGGCCACTCCTTGACCATCGCGCGCCTCCATCAGCTTCACCACGTCGTTGTAGTTTTTGAGCATCGCGACGCAGCAGAGCCTGAGTTGGATAAGCCGCACCGCGAGCGTCGCCAGATCCAGCTTGCACGCCGCGTCGCCAACCAGCCGCCCGCAATCCTCGGCCACGCAGGCGACGGCCTCGATGTCGTCCAAGATCATCCGCCGCAAGACCTTGTCGATGCGCTGCATCACGACGACAGAGCCTGAGCTAGCCGGTAGATGCGCCACGGCGCCGGTCTAGGTCCGTCCGTCCATTGGCGAATGTCCGCAGCGTCGCGCATGACCTCTAAGGCAGCGTTCTTCGCGGTCGCCACTGGACCGCCCTTACGTCGATGTTTCGGGAGCGGAAGGTCGAAGCTTGCTTGTTCATTCATCCCACAACCTCCGCGTTTCACACCCAAATTTGCAACGGTATAGTGCACTATAAGGCTAATCATTAGGGATGGCTCTCTACGATCATCAGTAGAAGATTAGGGCATTCGAGAAGGAAAGACCTCCTAAACGTTCCCCTTTACTGAAGGAACACTGGTTGTAAGTTAGGAACTACTTCATCTCCGTGCGCGACCACGGCAGCATCGCGCACGGCTTCCCGTCGCCCCAGAACTTGCGTCTTGGGGTTGTGATGATTTTCTGCTAAAGGCTGGCTGAGGAGCTGATCAAAATCCTCATCAACCTGGGACTAGGCGAGGATCGTCCAAACGCCTCGCCTAGTTTCGGGCTACTTCAGACCCTCCCTTTTTGCCAGCCTCGCCACGCATGGACGCGCGTGGCCGCGCTGCGCTGTGCCGGGCACAGCCATGCCTCTCCGAGCAGAGCTGCGCTGGTCATCTCAGCGTTTCCCGCGCGAAGTCCGTCATCTCCATCTCCTGGGCGATCTTGCCCCAGTGGCGCAGCGGGCCAATGGGCAATAGGACGCCCTCGGAGAGGCCGCCATCGCCGCCTCGAAAGCGGTTGTGGGCGACCGGATCGTTCTCGAAATAGCGCGCGAGCCTGCGCAACACGGGGACTGGAAAGAGCATGGTCATGATGGTTTGGTCGCGATGCTTCAGCTCCTGCGCCCAGACGTCCGCTTCGGTGGCCATGACGCCTGATGGGCGGCCATTCCAGGCTGTCTCGATGCAGATGTTGCCGTAATCCCACGGTTGGTGGCGCTCGCACTTGTGTTCAAACTTGCCGTCAAGCAGGAGGCGGGCGAGCTGGTGTTCGTCGACGAGCGCGCGGTTGAGCTGGAAGTCGAACTTGCCATCGCCGTTGAAGGTGACGCGCTCGCTGTCGCGCGTGTCGCTCATGCCGCCCTCGCTTGCGCTCTGACGGCGCCCCATTCCTCAAGCACGCGGATCGGCTGATCGCGGCCATAGGTGACGGCGTAGGGGACGCCGCGCGCGATCATGACGAGCTTGAATAGCTTCTGGGCGTCCGACAGCACGCCGTCCTCGGCCTTGAGTTCGAGCCATCCGGTCAGGTCGCCGAGCTTGGGCGACATCACGACGAGGTCGAACAGGCCGCGCGTCAGCCCAGGCTGGCCGTGCGCCTTGGCGTTGGGGACGGCGGCGACCAGGGAGCCGGGGACGCCCAAGGCCTTCCAGTGGTCGATGACGGCGGCCTGGATCAGGCCTTCGCGCGGCGCAAAAATATTTCGACGACGCCGCGCCATCTCAACCCCTCAGGCTGCTTTGAAGATTTCCGGTGAGACTTCCTGAAGTTTTCTCAGCGCGCGGACCCGCTCCTCGACCACAGGCAGGCCGCCGAACATTTCGAGGCGGGCGTCAGGCGCGAGCAGCGCGAGCCAGCGCAAGGTCAGATCGAGCGAGGGCCTGCGGCGCCCCATCTCAACCGAGGTCATGTGCAAGCGGGTGATGCCGAGCTTCGCCGCGAAGTCCTTCTGCATCATGCCGGGATAGAGCGCCCGACGCACGCGCATTAGCTCGACGAGCGGTGGCTGTAACGGTGGGCGTTTGTGCGGTCGGGACATCGGAGTAGAATTGCGCCTGGCCTATTCTTTCGTCAAGCCACTATTCGCGCCGTCCACAAGGTAACGTTATGCTTTTGGGCCAACATCATACGCACACTGCAAGGTGTTAGACGTCTAACAACCATGTTAAACGTCTAACAACCTGTTAAACGTTTAACACATCGTGCGAATACTTGTGGAGAAAGGGCCTGTTAAACGTTGACGGCTTGATGGCGCGGGGACAACCTATGGTCTTTGCAGGATGGATCAGATGAGCGATACTACCCAGCCAGCGGCCGAGGTCCCTTACCAGTTGGCCGCTGCGCCGCCCTCGGAGCCTCTGCCCCCTTTGGCTTCTGAGGGCGGCGGCCTGCTCGCGGTGATCGAGCGGCTCGCCACCAACCCCAACCTCAACCTTGACGTGTTCGACCGGCTGCTCAAGGCGCGGCACGACGAAGAGGACCGCGCCGCCAAGCGCGCCTACCTCGATGCGAAGGCCAAGGCGAAGGGCGAGCTGCCGCCGATCCTCAAGACGCACCTCGTCGACTACGCCCACAAGGATGGGCGCGGGCGCACCAAGTACAAGTACGAGGACCTGTTCGACATCACTCAGGTCGTCGATCCGATCCTCGCCAAGCACGGCTTGAGCTACTCCCATCGCGTGACGCAGAACGGCGCCAAGATCACCGTCACGTGCATCTTGAGCCACGCCGACGGCTACAGCGAAGAGTTCCCCCAGGACGGCGTCGAGGACACAAGCGGCCAGAAGAGCGCGAACCAAGCGATCACCTCGACCATCACCTTCATGCAGCGCGCCACGCTCAAGCAGGCGCTGGGCCTCGCCGCCGGTCGCGACGACGACGGCGCGGGCGGGACCTCGCCCAGGATCACCCCTGAGCAAGCCACCACGCTGCGCATGCTCATCACCGACACCGGCCGCAGCGAGGCGACGCTGCTCAGGCTCGTCGGCGTCGACGACATCGACGACATGAACATCGACCAGTGGACGCGCGCGAAGGAGGTCCTCGACCTCGCCAAGGCAGAACAGAGGCGCAAGCCAGGGAACGACAATGCTCCAAGGAACTGACGAGTGGCGCCAAGCGCGCTGCGGTTCGGTTGGCGCTTCCGACGCGCCGCGCGTCGTGAGGCGCATCAAGTCGGGCGGCTATTCGGCGGATCGCGAGAGCCTCCTGTGGGAGAAGGTCATCGAGCGCGTGACCGGCGTGCCGTTCGAGATCCCGAAGAGCTTCGCCATGAACCAGGGGACCGAGCGCGAGCCAGACGGGCGCCTGACGTACTCGATCATCAAGGGCGTCGAGGTCTTGGAAGTGGGCATCGTACCGCATCCCACAATCAAGGGCGCGCATTGCTCGCCCGACGGATTTGTCGGAGCGAAGGGCTTGGTAGAGCTAAAATGCCCTGAAAAGAAGGCTCATGGCGAGTTGCTGATCAACGAGACGATCAGCAACGACTACCTCGTTCAAATGATGTGGCAACTTGGTTGCACCGCCCGCGATTGGTGCGACTTCGTAAGCTTCAATCCCGACTTCCCGCGCGCGATGCAGCTCTTCGTCAAGCGCGTGCCGCGCGACCAAACGCTCATCGCCGAGCTGGAGCGCGAGATCTCGACGTTCATCAAGGAGGTTGACCGGAAGGTCGAACAGCTCGCACGCCGCTACGCAATGGCGGCGTGAGGGAGGCATGGCCCGGCTTGGCTCGGCATCGGCTGGGCGCGGCGCGGCTGGCTCAGAAACAGAACCGGGGGCGTGCAAGGCCCCCGGTTCTCAACAACGAAAGGACGACACAAATGCCTAAGCAAAAAACCATTCTAACGGACGCCGAGAAGAAAGAAAACGTCATCAGTCTGCGGGCGCTGCTTGAGGGCAAGCAAACCTTCAGCAGGTTCGATGTGTGGATCGTCGGCGACACGCCGCTGATCACGCATAGTTGGTCTGAAAAAGCGCGGCTCGACATGCTGCGCAAGCAGGTCAAGGCGGTCAAGGCCGCCGGTCGCCAAGCGCGCGATCCCGACGAGGATTACAGGAACAGCCTCTACGAGATCCGCGACGGCGTCTATGCGTTCCCGACGACGGCGGTCAAGCTCGCGCTGATGAGCGCGGCGCATCAGGACAAGGGCATCAGCAAGACATCGATCCTGTCGAACGTCTGGCTCGATTGTTCGATGTACAAGGTGAGGCCCGCGCTTGAGACCGCCGTGTGCGACATGCCCCTGACCCGCATCTATGGGGCCAAGCCAGAGATGCGCGAGGACATGGTGCGCGTCGGCGCTGGTCTGAACAAGACCTCGACGCTCGCCTACCGCGCCCAGTTCTTCCCGTGGGCGGCCAGGATCACCGGCCGGTTCAATCCGACGCAGGTGCCTGCCGAGGCGCTCGCCTTTCTGTTCGACGAGGCCGGGCGCGCGTGCGGCTTGTGCGACTGGCGCAACGAGAAGAGGGGCGTGTTCGGCTCGTTCCATCTGTCCAGCGCAGAGGAAGAAGAGGCCTGGACGAAGTTCTCAAAGGGCGAGGGGCCGATGCCCCATCCCGAAACTCTGATGCTGGAGGCAGCGGAATAACATGACCCGGTATGCTTTCGATGGCGCGGCCACTGAGCGCGTGCGCGCCGATCCGCAACTGATCGGCGAGGCGCTCGACGCGATCAGAGTGAAGAGCGGCGGCTCTCTCCATCCGCAGGATGTCGTCGCAGGCGCTCGCGACCCGGCGAGCGTGCTGCACCCGCATTTCGAATGGGACGACAAGAAAGCCGCCGAGCTGCACCGGACGGATCAGGCGCGAGCGTTGATCCGCAGCATCCGCGTCATCGACGACGACGAGGTCTATCGCCCCGCGTTCCTGAGCATTCGAGCTGACGACGGCGTCGGCTATCGGGCATTCAGGGACGTGCTTTCGAGCGCCGATCTGCGCGAGCGTCTGCTGGCGCAAGCGCAGCGCGACCTCGACAGTTGGACGCAGCGTTATCGTGAGCTGCGAGAGATCGTCGAGCTGATCGAACCAGCTCGGCGCGAGCTTCGCCGCAGGGTCACAAGGCCTCGCGGCGGGGATGAAGCTCGCCCATGAGGCGAGCTTGGCAAAGCGAGGCCTGTCTAGGCCCGGCATGGCCCGGCTCGGCTCTGCGCGGCTGGAAGGGCTTGGCACGGCTTGTCCAGGCGAGGCCTGGCCGGGACGGGCACGGCTTGGCGTGGCTCGGCTGGCATGGCTTGGCTGGGCTGGCGTGGCTAGGCGAGGCCGGGACAGGCGAGGCTTGGTCTGTCGAGGCGAGGCAAGGCGAAGCGCGGCGCGGCCTGTCGAGGCTGGCAAGGCTAGGCCATGCACAGGCTTGGCTTGGCCCGTCTGGGCCGGGCGTGGCACGGCTGGGCTGGCAGGTCCAGGCAAGGCGGGGCACGGCTCGGCGGGGCGCGGCGGGGCGCGGCTGGCGAGGCGAGGCCGGGACGGGCGAAGCCTGTCCTGGCGAGGCGCCGCTGTGCGCGGCCGGGCAATGCTGGCGTGGCTCGGCCGGGAAAGGTCAGGCCCGGCGTGGCAATGCTGGCAAGGGGCGCGGCTCATGGAACGGAGAACCCCATGAGCCGCGCCACCCAAAACAACCAGCCAAAACCCGTTAACTCCAGGTAGCGCCCATGCAGCGTTTCACGTGGAACGGCCAAGTCATGGTTCCGACAAAGGCTCTGGCGGCAGCCAAGGCCTACGAACCGGGGCGCCATTACTGGCTTGAAGAGGCGTCCGACAGGAGCTGGATCAGCCACCGGCATGAGTTCGCGTTCGTCGCCAACGCCTGGGACAATCTGCCCGAAGCCCTCGTTGAGAAATTTCCCAGCGCGGAGCACCTGCGCAAGGCGGCGCTGATCGCCACCGGCTGGTATCGCGAGATGATCGTCGAGGCTGGCAACGCGGCGGCGGCGCTGCGGGTCGCCGCCTACGCGCGCAGCAAGGACGAGTTCAGCCATGTCGTCACGCGCGGCCCGACGGTCACTGTCCGCTGGGCGCGCAGCCAGCGCATGCACGGCCAGGACCGGATGGACAAGGCCGAGTTCCAACGGAGCAAGGACGACATCCTGGGCTGGATCTCGCAATTGATCGGCGTCGATCCTGAGCGGCTCAGGGGGGCGGCGTGATCCGCATTTCGTTCTCGTCGGCCAGCAAGCGCGCCATCGAGCGCCGCGCCACTGACATGAAGGGGCGCATATGGTGCGAGCAGTGCGGCGCCGAGTGCCTGTCGCGGGCCGACTACGAGGTCGATCACATCATCGCCGAGGGCGTGCGGCCCGCCAACGACAACCGCGCGCCGCTCACCGCCGAGGACGGAAAATTGTTGTGCCTGAAGTGTCACGACAAAAAGACTAGGCGCGATGTGTTCGAGATCGCCAAGTCGAAGCGCATGGGGGCTAAGCACCGCGTCGTAGGCAAGGGACCAACAGAGATCGCTCGCCGGTTCAGTGTCAAGCAGCAGGAACCGGAGAGATGATGGCGAGGCTTGGCGAGGCATCGCGAAGCCATGCTTGGCGTGGCCCGGCGAGGCGGCGCTTGGCAACGGCGATGGCGGCCATTCTGTCGGCCGCCATCGCGCTGCCGGTCGAGGCGCATTGTTATTCCCGCTGGTATTACCCCTGGCCGCAGCGGTGCGGCGTGGCGCGTCAAATGGTGCGGCCGGTCGGTCGGGAAAAGGCGGCAATTCAATTACCGACTGAAGAGCCAGACATTCCCCTTCCCAGCCTCGCCAGGGCCGATCTCGACGGCGGCGAGGCTGATGAAGCCACCCGCGCTCATGCCCTCCTACGGGCCGCCCTGGAGGCTGCAAATGCCCACTAAGACGAAGCGGCAATGGAGCTATGATCCAGCCTGCGAGCGTCTCGCCCTCTATTTTCTAGCTGAAATCCAGCCGCGTGAGACTGAGGCGCAAATCCGGTCGCTCTCTCAAGCCATCCAGAACGCCGTCGAGGACTGGTTCTTCGAACTTGAACATCCAACCGGCGACCTGTTCGCCGAAAAGGCGACAGATGCCCACTAAGCACAACGGGCCTCTGATGGAGGATTACAAGCGGGCGCTGAAGGCCGCGAAGTGGGCGGGCGTCAAAGCGGTCCGCATCGAGATCGGCCAGGGGGCTATTGTAATGATAATGGACGACACTTATCTGGAGAAGTTGGCACTGGGCCAACCTCCCGCACCGGAATTAAACGGGGGGCCGAAGATAAAACTTAACTGGTAAGGGCTATGCAAACCGTTTCACGCAAGCAGGACGACAACGACCATCGCACCCAGGCCTTCGGGCCGGGCCGCCGCAGACCGAAGGGCCTGCACGCCGAGATCGACTTTCGCGGCAATCCGATCTGGACCTACCGCGAAGGCCATGGGCCGCGCATCCGCATCAACGAGGTGTTCGGCACGCAGGCGTTCGAGGAGGCCTACTTCAAGGCCCGGCTGACCTATGGCCATACCGATGCGCCCGTCGAGGCCCCGAAGCCGGGCGGCCTCTCGCCCACGAACCCCGCCTCGCTGGCGTGGCTGATTGACCAGTTCCTGCGCTCGCCGGGCCAGCGCCAGATGGCCGAGGGGACCCAGAAGCAACGCCGCAACGTCCTGGGGCGGATCGCCAAGAAGAACGGTTCGGTCCCGTTCCGCGCGATCAGCGACGAGACGATCTCGGACCTGCGCGATGACATCGCCGCCACCGGCAAGCTCACCGCCGCCAACACCGCCGTCGCCCACCTCAGGCTGGTGTTCGACTGGGCCGTCGAAAAGAAGCACCTCGCCAAGAACCCCTGCCTGGGCGTCAAGGGCGTGAAGTACAAGGGCGGCACCAACCATGTCTGGAGCGAAGCGGAGGTGGATCAGTTCGAGGCGGCCTACCCGCTCGGCACGCGCGAGCGGCTCGCCTACGCGCTCATGCTCTACTCAGGCCAGCGCGGCGTCGATGTCGTCAAGGTAGGCCGCCAGCACACCACGACGGGCTCGCTGTCGGGGATCGACGCGCAAAAGACCGGAAAGGCGATCAAGGTGTGGATGCTGCCGGTGTTGCAGGAGGCCATCGACGCCTGCAACGAGAAGGGCGACCTGACCTTCCTCCTCGATCCCAACACGGGCGCCCCGTTCAACATCGAGCGGTTCGGCCGTTGGTTCCGCGCCGCCTGCGACAAGGCGGGCGTGCCGAAATGCACGCCGCACGGCCTCAGGCACTTGGGCGCCACCCGCTTGGCGGCGGCCGGGGCCAAGCACCAGACGCTGCAGGCGATCTATGGATGGAACCTGCAAACGGCGATCCGCTACACCCAGACCGCCGAACACGACGCCATCGCGAAGGCCGAGATCCACCTCTTGGCGAAGAGGAGGGCCGCGTGAGAGAACGCCAAATCCTGCCGCCGAATATGGCCAACATCTTCAACCAACCACCGACGACGGACTTGCGTGAGGCTCTGATCGACATCGCCAACATAGCGGTCAAGCACAAGTCAATCATCGACAAAGCGTACAAGCGCGGCAACGACGCTGACCGCCTGCTGCTAGCGGCGCTCAACATCGCCAATAACGCGCTTCGATGAGGGGCCTCCTCACCATCATCCAGGTCGGCGGGGCCGTCAGTTCGCAAGAGCTGACGGCCCCGCCTGCTTTGGAGGCCCTCCAGGGCGGCGTGGGCGGCGACATCGAGATCGTGCCGTACTTCACCCGCTACGATGGCAAGCCGTGCGTGGCCTTCTGCAACGAGCATGGCAAGCTCCACCTCAACCTGCGCGTCAACTCGCGCGCCAGCGCCCTGTGGTACGCGCAAGAGCCTCGGTTCCTCGGCCGCGACATTCTCGTCGGCCCGATTGTGATCGTGACCGGCGACAAGCAACTGATGAGGGAGCTGTGATGACCAAGAAGCCTGATAACTGCTGCCTCTGCGGCCTGCCCTACGAGCGCGTCGGCAACAACCCGGCCCCGCTCGCGCAGAAGGGGCGCTGCTGCGACGCCTGCAACGAGGTCGTCACCCAGGCGCGCATCAATCCGGCGAGGATCATGGACGAGATCGAGCGCATCACCAGCGCGATGCTGCGCATCGGTCCAGACCAACTGCATCAAGCCGCCCTGGCGGCGATCTGCGTCTCGCGCGGCCCCGATCTATGGGCCGCGCACAAGCGCATGCTGGAGAGGCTCAGGCAGCAGCATGAAGCTCGCGAACCCGGCGACGGGTCAGGCTCCCCCACGCCAAGCCAATAAAGCCGACGAGCAGCATTGCCCAGGTCGACGGCTCAGGCACCGCCGCCGTCGCGGTGACCGTGCCGTCAATGGCGATGTGGATCGGGGCGAGCCCGCTGGCGCCGCTCACCTCCGCGAAGTACGCCCCGGCCCCGAGCGCGTCGGGCGTCACAGTCCCCTCCTGGCCGCCGATCACGTTGTTGAGCGCCGAGCTTTCGATCAGCGCGCCGAGCGGCTGGAACGGCGACACGGGCGCGGTCGAGGTGAAGGTGTTGAGCGACAGTACGCCGCCGACGATCCGCTGCGCGCCGGTCGCACTGTCGCTCACCGACAGCGTGACGGTTTCCTTGACCGGCAGCGTGAACTCGAAAAACTGTTCGAACCCGATGCCCGAGCCGGGCGTGTCCTCGGCCGGGAGCGCGAGCGATTGGTTGAGGACGGCGCCGATGTCCTCGACGGTGATCTGGGTGGCGGCGATGGCAGGCGAGGCGGCGAGCGCGAGCCCGGCCGCGAGAAGGATGGCTTTCATGGTGGGGACCCCTGGTCGAAGCGGTTCGAACAATGCTCGACTGTAGCTGTTCGGCATGACAGGAGCGAGAAATAAAAATCCCGCACCAAATTACGTGCGGGATTTTGTGTCGTTAAGTGGCTGTTTTCATTGGGAGCAATTTGCGCTGCGGATTTAAACGCTAAAGCTGACAATCGAGAGAAAACAAGGGCTTAAGCCGAAATCTCCCGCACATCGCCCTAAGCAAATGCCTGCGGCCCCAGCATCGAAATCCCGCACCCCTCCGCACACTTGGCTCGCAGGTGCAGATCTTTGGCCCGCATTGTCATGGCGCTACGCGGGCGGAGTGTTATATGTTGGCCCAAGGACAACGCGGGTACAATGTGACCGACGACCGAGAACGCCAATTAAGGATCGAGCTGATGACCGTACAAATTGATCTCTATCGAAAACAGGCATGGTGGGAGGCGCTGAAAGCCGCCGCCATCGTCTTAACCGCTGTGGCGGCTATGTCCGGCGTCATTCTAACCGTCGCGCACTTCATCAAATGAAACTGCTGATCTGGATGGCGGCCTCGCACCTCGTCATGTCGGTCGTCGGCCTGTGGCTGCTGCTGCGCATCGCGGCGAAAGTGGGGGCGTTGTCGTGATAGCGCCCCCACTCGCCATGCCGAGCCAGCCAGCCTCGCGCTGCCCCGCAGCTCCGCGCGCCGCCTAGCAGCGCCTTGCCGCTCCTGGCCGCGCCGTGCCAGTCCGCGCCTTGCCTTTGCGCCGCCCTGTCGGGCCGCGCGTGAACAAGTTAGCCCCAAGCCAACAAGAGAGCAACCATGCAAACCATCGCGACCATCGTCATCGTCATCGCTTGCTTAGGCACTGCGCTGGCCGGGATCGTTTGGGCGGTCCAGATCTGCAGGAACTGGCTCCAACGCGCGACGGCGAAAGTGGGGGCGCTATCACGGTAGCGCCCCCACTCGCCATGCATTGCCGCGCCTATCCGAGCCACGCCCCGCTGGGACGTGCCCCGCCCGGCCTTGCCGTGCCATGCGCCGCCTTTCGGGCCGCGCGGTGATAAGTTAGCCCCGTGACAACAAGAGATCAACCATGCAAACCCTTCTCACTGTCCTTATCGTCCTCGGCGTCGTGGTCCTTGTTTGGGGCTTTGCGCTGGCTGGGTTAGGCTACGTGACCCAACGCTGTCGCAGCCTGATCGGCCGCCTCTTAGAACGGCAGCATTCCTCTTAAGTTCTGGAGCGCTGTTCCGGCGGCGCTCCAGTCGCCCCCCGGCGACAGATAGCTCCGCAGGCTCTGCCGCGCTGTCGTGCCTGCATCCGTATCGAGCGCGGTCTGCCCGCCCCCGACGACCGCATTCTGAACCAAGTTTCTGCCGTAGGGCCAGTCGGGCATGTAGTTGTTAACAAACTCCTCGGCCCGTCTGGCTGCTGGCTCCACGATCCCCTTGCTGAATTTGTCGGCGGCCCACCCGCCCCCGAACCCGCCAAACTTGAGGCCAACCATCGCTGGGGCGTTCTCTATCGCTTTGCCAGCCGCCCAGCCTACGTTTTGAGGATTGAGCGCCCCGCCAGCGAGCTGGGCGACCTTTCCAGTCGCGGCGCCGATGACGGCGTCCTTGCCAGCCGTCGAGAGATCGTTCCCCGCATTGAAGCTCCCCACCCCTTGCTGCACGGCGCCTTGAGCCGCTGGACCGCCGAAGCGGTTCAGCAGGATGTTCTGCGGCATGAATTGCGCGCCGATGTCAGCGGTCGCCTTGGCCGCTACGGGCATCCGCGCATCCATCGCCTGACGCTGGGCGCGCAGCGTCGCCAAGTCGCTGCCGCCAACCGCCGACGTGATAGGATCGGCGGCGTTGTAGAGGGCGTTATTAGTGAGCCGGTCCTGCACATCGTGCGCGGTCTGTGACCCGACCCCCCACCCCGGCCCGGTCAACGAGAAGAAACTGCCCCCCGGCGCCGGATAGGCCACGCCCGGCACCCCCTGTTCGTTAAGCCCGAAATGAAACTGACCTACGTCGAAGCCGCCGGGGGCCTGGGCGTTGGGATCGGCGGCAGGGGGCGGCGTTGTCGTGGCTGGCGCGGGCGCGGCAGGCGGCGGCTTAGGCGGATTGTAGCCAGTAAGCGGACCGGCGGCCGGGGCGGCAGGCGGTTGCGGCTGCGGGTCCTTGGCTGGGGCCAAGGGCTTCTTGTAGCCAGCAAGGGGGTCATTGCTCGCCATCGGTCCTCACATGAGCGGCTTCGGGTCGAAATTGTTGGCTCGGATGATCCTGATGATTTTATCCTTGTCGCCGGGATTTGCTTTGATGTGGGCCTGCGCCTGAGCAATCTGGTCAGCGGTCATCGGCGTGGTTTTCTTGCCGAAGGGGTACATCGAGCCGCCCGGCAGGTAGGCGTCATTGATCAGCGGCTTGGTGTAGTCGGGCGCGTTCTCTGCTTCGCCCGCCGCGCCGTAGCCGTTGCCGAGCGCCTGATCGGCGGCGCCGATTGTCGTCTTGACGCCATCCAAGTACCTGTCGAACCCCTTCCTGACGTTTTGCATGCCCTCAAGGCCAGAACCGATTGCCGTCACATCGCTGACGCCGCGCTTTGGCGCGCGGGCGTTGAGCGTGCCGAACAACTGGTTTTTATCGGTCGTCTCCCTGACCTCGTCGAGGACCGCCTTCTCTTCCGGCGTCAACGCCGCGCCCACCGCTTGCGTGGTTAAATCCTTGGGATCGGCTGAGAGGTAGGCCTGCGCGCCGGGTTTCGACAACGCGCTCTTGAGCAGCGCCTGCTTGGACTGATCGTAGTCGTCGGGGTTGTTGGGATCGCCGCCGGGCTTGAGGCCGACGATGCTACCCAAGTGGCTGCGCAGGTCGGTGATGTTCTGCTCGTAGCCGTTGTGCAGCTTGTTGCGCGCGTCCTCTTGGTCCTTGACCATCTCGCCCTGCTGGGTTTTCCAGAGCCCGTAGGAGGAGGGATTGTTGTCGCCCCACGGGTACGGCTCGCCGGGATGGTCACGGTCCCACATGAGCCGATCCGTCTGCCAGCTCTTGGTCGTGGCGTCGCCGCCGCCAGCCCCGCCAGAGACGATGAACGGCAAGTAATTGCGCTGCCAGTCCTGCTCGGCCGCCTCTGGCGTCTGGCCCTGCGCGACGGCTCCCTTGATGAACATGTCGTGCTTCGACTGGATGTCGCGCATCTCGTTCGTCGGTTCCATCCTGGCGACGAGATCGGGGCCTTTCCCGGCGAGGATCATGTCGCGCGCGGTCCCCGGCGGCAGGCCGAGCTTGGTGTCGTAGTCGGAGGCGTGCGCCAGCATGTCCTGCTGCGCGCCCATCTGCTGCTGCCCCTGGTAGAGGCTCATCAAATTGTTGACGGTCTGGCCCGCGTCCTGCCCGCCGCCGGTCAGGCTCTCCATGATGCTCTGTCGCATCGAGGGCGGGCTGTGGTTGGCGGCGATCAATGCGAGCCCGCGATTGATTTGATCGCTCGCTTGGTTCCGCGCGTTCATCTGCATGTACAGCGACATGATCGATGGCGGGTTAGCGAGCGCCTGATAGCTCGCGTTCATTTGCGGCGGGGACTGGAGCGATTGCGGCTGCGGCTGCGAGTTGGGCGGCGCCGGGTCGCCGGGCGACGGGGCTGGAGTGTTCGGATCGGCGGCAGCGGCTCCTGGCGTCTGAGGGGGGACGACGCCTGGAGGAGCCGCGCCTTGCGGAGGCGCTCCCTGGGGCTGCTGCCCAGAGAGCATCGCCGCGAGCTGCTGAGAAGGATCGGGCTGGCCAGAGAGCCTGAACAAAAGATCCCCTATGCCGGGCATTCGTCATCCCCTAAAGTTGGCCCGCCGGTAACACGGCAATGGCAGGGCGCTCCTTTGCAGGGCAAGGCTTTGCTGGGCTTCGCATGGCCCGGCGCGGCCCGGCCCGGCCCGGCGCGGCTTGGTAAAGGGAGGGCCGAGCCGCAAGGTTCGGCCCTCTTCACTGCTGCGGCCTCCCCTGGATGCCGCGCAAGGCGCTCAAAAAATTCGCGTTCATTCCTTGCCCTGCGCCCGCCTGCTGCAAGAACGCCTGATTTACACCGCCTGATGGTTGATAGCCGGTGACCTGCGGCACGTTCGCGCCCATCGTCTGCACCTTGCCTGGGTTGCTCAGGGCGTTGATCGCGGCCTGCCAGTTGTTCGGTTGCTGCCAAGTCGCCTGTGGCGCGGCGGCCTGCGGCGCCTGCTGCTGCTGCGGCGCGGGGCCAATCGGACCATATCCGCTGACGTTCTGACCGGCAGTCGGGCCGCCGCTGCCCATGGCGTTTTGCCCACCCGCAGCCCCGCCAGTGCCTGTGCCTTCCCAAATCCGCCCATATTGCTGCTGCTGCGGCGCCGGGGCTGGCGCGGCGGGCGTCGTGTTGAGGCTCATGCCGCCGGGGTTCTGCTGCTGCCATTGCTGGAACGACTGGATCGGCTGGCCGGTCGCGGCGTTGACCGGGCCTCCCGCCGCCGTGTTGTAGGTTGGCGGCCACGGCAGGGCCTGGTTGTTGTACTGGCTGAATTGATTGCTCTTCTGGGACGGGTCAAACATCCATGGGTTGACCATCCACATGTCGGTGAGTTGGCCGAGGTCCTGAGCCATGTCATGTGCTCCCGAAGCCGCCAGTTTGTCTGGCGTACATGTCATAGGGCGAAAGCGAGCCGCTCATCAGCGCCATCTGCAATTGGCTGGGCGAGTTGAGCGTCGTCCCCGGCATCGCGGGCATGCCGGTCGCTTGGCCCGCCGCCATCGGCTGGATCGTCGACTGGATCGTCGAGGGGACGACCGGCTGGACGCCGCCGCCGCCGAATGCGGCCAGCGACGGCTGCATCATGTAGCCCTGCTGGGCGAGGTTCTGGGCGGCCTGCATGCGGCCCTCGATGTTCTGGCCGCCGGGCCGCATCATCATCGGGCCGCCCATCGCCTGCGCCTGGGGGGCCTGCTGGAGCTGCATCGGCGGCGGTTGGTCATCGCCGCCGCCGCCCCCGCCGCCCTTGGCGTCCGAAACCGGCTTCAATGCGCTCGCCAGTTGTCCCGCCAAGCCCCCTGAGGGCGCTGCGGGCTGTCCAGTACCGGAAACAGCGGGAGGGCCGCCAGCGGGCGTCGTAGGGGCTCCTGAGGGGTTGATCGCCGCCGACTGGATCGCGCCGAGGGTTTGGGACGTGTCGATGCCTGGATATTTGGCCAGGACCGCCTGCACGGTCGACGACGCCCAGCGGTTGAGCGGGATCTGGCTCGCCACCTTGATCTGCACATCGCGCGGCGCGCTGTCGGGCGTCGGATATTGCTTCAGGTCGACGCCCGCCTTGGCGGCGAAGTCGTTCCACGTGCCGGTCGTGATCTGGGCGTTGCCCTGCGCCTGCCCGCTCGATGTCGTCTGGTGGGTGTTGTTGGTGTTGCGGTCGCCGCTCTCGGCATTGAGAACGATGTCCAGCGGGCTCGAATTGAGCGAGGTCCCCGGCGCCGTCGAGGCGACGCGGGTCGGAGCAGCCGTCGGCCCGGTGTAGGCGATGGCCCCCGACGCGGGCGCGGGCTGGCTCTGAGGCCGCCAGTTGGCGAGATGGTATTGAGCGATGTCGCTGGCGAGGTCGCCACCCAGTTGGATGTGGCCCTTGTCGCTCATGCCGATCCCGCTCAGGCCGAACTGCGGCGCCATTGACTGCAGACGCGCATAGTTGGCGTCGTTGGTGAGATTGAAGTCGGCGGCGATGCCGTAGTTGTGGAACGAGCGCCACGGCGGCGCGACGACGCCGGGCGCTTCGACATTCGGGTAGGGCAGCGGTTGCCCGGCGACCTTCGCCTGATGATTTTGATACATCTGGTTCTGGTACTCAGGCGAGCGGTAGCCAGAGACGAGAGAGTTCCCGATGCCCGCCTGGGTCAGCGCGTCGCGGAGCTGATTGAGCCGCGTCGCAAAGACCGGGTTGAGGTCGCTGAAGTCAGCCATTGTACGCCCCTCCAGAGAATTGGCTGGGCGGCGATTGGCCGGGGCCGGTCGAACGGCCGACAAAGGTCTGATCGCCGATCTTGACCTTGTTCTGCGCGGCGAGCGGCCCCGCCCACTTCGGCGGGCGAGGCATATAGCCGTAATAGTGGGTTGCGCCGCCGGTCGGATCGGGGATCAGCCCATTGTAAGCCTTGTCGACGATGTCGCCGATGTTGCGGTAGGCGTTGGCCAAGACCGGGTTGGGATTGTCGGGCGAAAGGTTCTGAGCGACGGGGTTGCCCTCCTTGGCCGAGCCGGTGTTCCAGGGCGAGAACTCATGATAGCCGAGCTTGGGATTGACCCCTGCCGCCGGGGCTTTGACGATGTCCGTGATGCTATCGCCATAGCCGCCAGCGGCGAGCCGGTTGAAAATGGCGTGGGCGACGCCAGCCTGACCGAGCGCGGGCTGGTTGCTCGCCTCGCCGTAGACGGTCTTGATCAGGTTATCGCGGTCGACTGGGTTCAGCGGCATGCTGCCCGCGCTTGATGGCGTCGGTTCAGGCTGCTGAAGCGGCGACGGCGTGTTCAAAGTCGTGCCAGGGACAAAGGCTGGAGGCGCTGGCCCCGGCGGCGATGGCGCTCCCTGCGGTCCTGGCATGCCGCCGACGCCGCTGGGCCGTTGAAGCCACAGGTTGGTTGGCGCGGCGCCAGTGAGCGAGTTCCAGTAGTCAGACACTCATCAGCCCTCCCGCGACGCGCGGCATGGCCGCCTGGGGCCGCATGCGCGCCGGTCGCATGGTCGCGCCCATCGCGCCGTTGAGCCCCATCGGCGTCGGCGGCGCGAGCGCCCCTGGCACGCGCGTGACGAACGCGCCGTTCGCGCCCGGCATGCGCTTCGGGCGGATCGCAGGCCCGGCGTCGTTCGCGCCCATCGGCGGCCCGGCCATGTTGAGCGCGGCCATGTTCACGGTATGCAGCGCCTGCCCGGTGGGCGCATGCACGCCGACGGTCTGGACGGCGTGCGGCGCGACCTGCATCGCGTCCTCGGCCATCGGCCCGGTGACCTTGGGGAACGACTTGGGGTCCCCCTTGTAGCGGTAGCTGTAGAGCGGCAAACCCGTCGCCGGGTGAACGCCAACCTTGGTGATGTCGGTCTTGAGATGCCGATCTGAGGTGAACATGTTCATCAAACCTTGCGCCGCGCTTGTGCCGCCAACGGGCGCGGAGAACATCCCGCCCAGCGACTGCAAGCCGCCCGTGATATCGGCCATGAGCGACGGGGTCGTCGTCGTCTGCGTCTGCCCGGTCGACGAGCCCATCGTCGTCGAGCCGTAGGGCGTCATGCCGAGCGCCGACTGCAGGACGCCGAGCTGCTGGCCGGGATAGGCCTGCGCCTGATTGAACTGACCCACCTGCGCGTTGATCTGGTTTTGCGCCTGCTGCTGCTGCTGCGCGCCCGCCGTGCTTTCCTCCAAAAATTGTTGCCTTTGGTTCTGCTGCGCCTGCGTGCCGAGGCCTCCGAGGCCGCCGCTCGCGGCGATCAGCGAATTGATGTTCGCCTGATTGGCCTGCTGGTTGCCCTGCTGCGCCGCGAGGTTGCGCGAGATGTCGCCGGTCGCCGCCTGCTGCGCCTGGGTGAAGTTCGCCTGATTGAGCTGCGAGGCCATCTGGCCAATGTTCATCGCACCCTGCGCCTGGGCGACGCCCTGCTGGATACCCTGCCGAGAGCCGCCGAAAGCGTTCGCGCTGTTCGCCTGATTGGCCGCCTGATTTTGGCTCAGGGCGTTCTGCTGCTGCATCAACGGCAAGGTCGAGTTGATGACCGATTGCGTGAACGGCGACATGTAGGGCTGCAGATTGGTGTTCGAGAGCTGCTGCGCGTTGACCTGCGTCGCGGGCGTCCCGGCCGCCGTGAGATAGCCAGCCTGCGCAGCGTTGTACTGATCCGCGCCCGCGCCGCCGCTGGTCGCCGCCAAATTCCAGGCTTGTTGAGTTTGCGGGCCGATGTCTGCGACCTGCTGTCCTGAAAACTGGGTCAAGGGACGGTTGGCGATATTCTGCGCCAAGGCATAATTTTGTTGAGCCGCTTGGTTGACCCACGGCGGCAATTGCGTCTGGCTGATGTTCTGCTGCTGCGAGGAGGTGTCGGTCGAGCCGGAACTGCCCATGTCAGAGTTCCTTCTGGTAGAGGTGGCTCTTGGTTTTCAGCCGCCAGCCGAGGCGTTTGAAACTGCCCTCGCGAAGCCAGCCGAGCCGCCCATAGGTCGAAAGCAAGCCCGCATCGACCGCGCCCGCGTAGTCTACAATTTTCGCGTGCAAGGGGTCGAGATCGGCGAGGTCGCCAACCATGGCGATGAGCTGCAATTGCCGCGCGCGGGGGAAGTCCTGCACCTGGGTGATGCCCCAGGAGTTGTTGACGACGTGGCTCTGCATCTTGCCGTCGGCGATGGCGCTCAGGATGTCGCTGACCAGATAGGTCGAGCCCATGCGGTCGAGAACACGTGCGAGCTTCTGCTCGTAGCCGATCATGGCTGGCCGCTCCCCAGCGGGACCTGGGTGACCCGAAACGAGCCGTTGCTCAACACTTCCAACTTCCACACCGAAGGCGTTGTTCCGGCGGGCGCGTCGACGGCCTGCAGCAGAACGCCCGGCTGCGCCGTCGACGCGCTGATCTTGTCGGCGAAGCCGTGGCGGCACCAGAGCGAGAAATTGCGCAGGTAGTTCGACAGCGTGTCGCTGACATCCGGCATCGAGGGCAGATCGGGCGGCGGCTGGAGCGTGCGGGGAAGCTGCTGCGCCATCAGCGATCTCCTCGCGGCACGGCGTCGATCAGATGCTGCCCCACGGTGACCGCGTTCACCAGCGGGCCAGCAAGCGCGATCCGCAGCCGAATGTCGCGGCCGGTCGTGCGCAGATCGACATAGCCGTTCGAGGTGTTGACCCGGCGCGGCGTCGTCTGCTTCTCCTGCACCGGCACGGGCTGGCCGCTCATCGGGTCCGCCATGACGCTGCGGCTGTTTTTGTAGAACAGCGAATAGAGCAGGTTGGCGACATCGCCCTCAATGTCGGGCAGCATCTGCTTGACGGTGATCAGCCGCGAGCCCGACGTGAGGTTGAGGTCGAACGTCTCGGCCCACGGCAGCGGGACGTTCGGGGGATAGGTGTTGCTCGCCTCATGCTCGTAAGCGACGAGGCCGTCGGCCATGATGGTATGAGCGGTATAGGACGCGGTGATGCCCGCCGAGCGGCTCATCTGGCCCTGCGAGAACCAACCCTCCTTATAGGAATAAATCGCCACTCTGGTGTTGTACGGCTGGCCGTTCTGCGGAAAGAACCACCACACTTCGCTGAAGTTGCCGACATGCGTCAGGAAGGATTGCTCGCGCACGTTGAGGAGGTCGATGTCGTCGTCGATCCATGGGCGGACCAAGCAGGCGACCGGCGCGATTGACGTGCCGTCGAACGAAAACAGCCCCTGCTGCGACATCCACAAGGTCAGCGACGCGGTCGTCGCCATGCTCTGCGGCGACCAGGGCGTGCAATTGCTCGCCAGCTCGACGTAATTGTAGACGTAGGGGATGCCGAGGAACTGGCTGACATAGGCCTTCTTGGCGGTCCAGAACAGGACGCCGCTGCGGGTCGTCAGCGCGCAGATGATCGGCGACGCAGGCTCGATGTCGAGAAAGCCCGCCTGGGAGGTGACATCGGAGAAATTCCAACTGCCGGGGTTCTCCTGATCGCACCAGCCGAACCGGCGCGGACCGCCTCCGTCGACCGTGCCGTCATCGGTCATGCCGAAGATTTGGATGAACCTCTCGTTGGTCACGACGAAGCAACGGCCCATGGGAGCGCCCGGCTGCGCCACCGCTTCGCCGCCAACCGCCGGGTCCCACATCAAGAGCCGCCCGTCGGGCGAGGTCATCGCGTAGAGAATGGAGCCGAAATTATCGAGGCTGAATGCGTCGGGGACCCTGTCCAAGAGGACGGCGGTTCCCTCCGCGCGCGGCGTGCCGTAAGTCGAGGCGCCATAAAGATCGTCGCTGTAGCCGCCCGCGCCGATGACAGGAGGCTGTATCGGCTGAGTGGTCGAGCCCGAATAAAGACCGATGCTGTAGTCGCCGTCGCCGTAGTTTACATCGGTCGCAGCGGAGCCGGGCGAGATGTCGATCAGCGTCCCGCCTTCGTCAACGTATAGATTTGCTTCGCATAAATACGCAATTCTGTAGACCTGATCCAGGCCAAACCATCCGTGGATCTTTTTGCAGCGCGAGGCGAATTGATAAGTCTCGATGCCGTCGACGACGTTGGTGTATTGCGCCTGTCCGCCGACTGGCGAGAGCTGCCCTTCCACCCATCGGCACAGGTTCACTTCCGCCCAATTGGTCGAGTTCATCTGCTTCGTCGGCTTGGCGACGACGCCGGGCGGAATTTCGATGGGCCTGAATTGCGTAGACATCTACCGCGCCTTCAACTCCTCGATCTCGGCCTTGAGTTGCTTGACGCTATTGACCAGGGCGTAGATCAGTTCGGTCGTGTCGATGCTCCTGAGATCGGTCACTTTCTTGCCGTCGATGACGCCCTCATGCTTGCTCACCATAGTGGGGACAATCCGCTCCAGCTCCTGGGCGACGAAGCCGACGAACTTCTGCCCCGATTGCGCGGCGTGCTGGTGCAGCTCGTCGTTGCCCTTGTACGTGTAGGTCACCGGGCGAAGCCGAAGCACCACGTCGAGGCCTGTCTCGTACTCGCCCGTCACGGTCTTGATGCGCTCGTCCGACAGCACCGCCCAAGCGCCGCCGCCGGGTTTAAAGGCGCTATTGTTCTGCAGCAGGAAATTACCGTTGGGGCAGGACATCAACCAACTGCTGCCGTCGAAGATCAGAGATCCGTTCGCGTTAAAAAGACCTCCCCCACCAGGCACAATAAAGTTGGCAGACGTGGAGACATTGCCCGTGGCGGTGATATTGCCATTAGCGGAAATGCTGGCAGCAGAGATATTGCCGAAACTTGCCGAGCTGTTGAACGTTGCTGGGCCAGAGACGGTCAATGAGCCGGTCGAAGTGACGGCGGCTGTCACTGTCCCGGCCGCGCTCAGATTGGCGAAATTTGCCGTGTTGGTGAAACTAGCAACACCACTGAAGGTCACCGCGCCAGTCAAGGTTGCGGCGCCATTGAAAGTCGCCGTGCCGGTTGCGGTGAGGGTGTTGAAGGTCGCCAAACCGACAAAGCTGGTGGCGTTGCCGAAGGTAATCGTGCCGCTGGCGCGATTGATCGACACCGGCGTCGACAGAAGGCCCCCGGTGTCGTTGTAGGCGGACAAGCTGAAATTGGAGCCTGCAGAACCGCCAACCTCGGCGCTGGCGTCCTCGGCCAGAACCCACCGCGTTTGCTGGCCGGTGGGAACGGTCGAGTTGATAAAAGTCAGCGTCCCCAGAAGCCCGGTGCCGGGATTGTTGCTCAGATTGAGGTTATTGGCGTTGAGTGCGCCCGCGCTGGTGAACAGTTGCGCGTCGATCATGTCGAGGTTGGAGTTGAGCTTCGTCCCCCACGTCGTCGCGCTTGCGCCAACTTCCGGCTTAACGAACTTGTAGTTCGCAGTGGTTGTGTCGGCCATTTTCTATCTCCCCAAGTCCATTTCTATTTGGTCGACCCGCGTTTCGAGATCGGCGACGCGATCCTCGACCGGCGCGACTTCCGGCAGCGTCGAGGCGGGCGGCGTGGCGGCCTTCGGTTCGTTGCCGTCGTCGAGCCACGCAAGATATTTCTGGTAGTCGCGATTGGCGGGATCGAAGGGGATGAACGCCTGATCCGCGTCGCGCTGGATCATGCTGTCGTGAGGCTGGCCCTGCATGTGATCCCAGACTTGCGTATAGGTCATCGTCAAATCTCCGCGCTTGCATTAAAAGCAGAACCAAAAAAGCCACTAGGGCCAGTTGCCGATGCGGTTCTCGTCTCCAGAAAAGTATCGGGTGAAATAGTACCGGCCGAGCCAGCCGATGCCGGAAAACTATTTGCGTTGGTATTGGCAAGAGTAACTGTCGGCGCGGCCCTCATTGTGACCGGAAATTTGCCATGGGCAAGATAAGCAACCGCATTCGTTACGCTCCCGTTGAACCAAGTGCCGTATACAGTTAGCGCACAGAAATACCGCTGGCAGCGCGCCAGCTTGCGCGCCAAATCTTCCACCGGATACGCCGTAGCAACATTGCCCGCTTCCAGCTTGACGCCAGTGATCGCCCACTTGGCGTTGCTGGTGGCGACCAGCTTCACCGCGCCAGACGCAACGTAGGCTGTCGCGCTGTTCTGCCATGCGCCCAAGCCGGTCGATGTCTGGGCGTTCGCCCCTGCCCCAAGATCGAAGCCGATAAAGAGGCCCGGCGCGTTGCCCGCCCCGGTCCAGTTCGTTGACGAGACGGTCATGTCGGCGGGGATCGGGACAACGATCTTCGTCCAAGTGTTGGCAGTCGGGATATTGTAGGTCGTAATGAACACCCGATAGGGCGTCACCGAACCCTGAAGGTAGAGGCTGAAATTTCCGGTCAGGCTGGAATTGACCCAGAACGACAGAGTGGCGGGCTGGGCGTTGGCTGTCCCCCAACCAAAATCATTGAAGGCGTCAAACTCGATGCTCTGGCCCATGATATTGGCCGCCGCCGCCGTAGGCGCGGCCCCGGTTCCTGTCACTTGCACGCCATAGAAGTACTGGAAGTTCGGAGCCTTGGTCGCGACGCTGTAGTTCTGGCCGACAGTGAACTTGGCCAGCGTGTTGAACACTGACCAGCGATCCGGTGTCCATAAGCCATTGGCCGCCGGGACAGCGACGCTCGCCCCGTTATTATGCTGGTCGACCCACATGTCCCCATTGTCGACGCGGTTGGGGTTGATCGCCCCTCCGCTCGCAGCCGCAGCCGCGACGAATGCGGTCGTCGCCAATTGCGTCGTATTCGTACCGGGACTGGCGGTTGGCGCCGTCGGCACGCCAGTCATCGCCGGCGACGCCAGCGGCGCGCGGCTCGTATCGGTCGGATGAACGTGATCCGCACGCGCCCAAGTCGTTCCGGTTCCAACCGCCGCCGTGCCGTCCATCAGCGGCGTTGTGGTCGAAGCGGCCGGGATCGCCGTGGTCAGCGCGTAAGGGGCGAGCGTCGCCGTCCAATCGGTGATGTCGGTATGCGTCAGATGCGCCCAGGCGGCGCTCTTGCGGGCGTAAGCGGTGCCGTCGTTGGGCGCGTCGGAGATGCCCCCACCGCCCCCGCCCGCAGGCGTCGCCCAGGAGAGCAGACCAGCCCCATTGGTCGATAGAAATTGCCCCGCCAAGCCGCCAGGAAGAATAAAGCTTCCAGGCCCCTGCAACGCAAAATTGCCGTTGACCGCCGCGCCGTTATTCATGTTGACGGGACCAGCGAAAGCGGTCGAGCCGTCCGCCCGCGCAATGGTCAGCCAATTGCCGAGAAACGCCCCAGTGGTGCTGTAGGCCGCGAGACTGAAATTCGCTCCAACGTTATTCGCGCCTTCGGCGGTTCCGTCTCCCAGCGTCAACCCCCAGCGGGCGATGTTGGCCGCCATGCCGAGGATGGTCCGCTGACTGCCGCCGGTCACAGGCGCGTTTAGGACGAAACTGTTCGACCCCTGCACGGTCAAAACCTGATTGACCGTCAGGCTTCCAGTGATCGTGCCGCCCGTAGTCGGGAGGACGGTCGTCCAAGCGCCGCCAGAACGACCATAAGCGTTCGCGTCATTCGGCGCGTCGGTCTGGATCGCGTCGAGCTGCCACGTCGAGTTGAACCGGCCAAACCGCTGGCTGGTGTTCGGAGCTTCGGGAATGTAGCTCTGCGGCAACCGCTCCCACGTCGCCATGTAGCGCGCGTAGGGGTAGTTATCCTGCGGCGCTTCTGGAACCGGCCCAGGCGGCCCTTGCGGGCCAGGCGGCCCCAGAGGGCCTGGAGGTCCCAGCGGTCCTGGCGGCCCTGGCGGCCCTGTCACGCCGTCCTCGACGATCCTGACCTGGGCGTCGATCTGATCGAGATCGATGTTGAGCTTGTCGCCCCAAGTGTCGTCGCTCGCGCCGACATCGGGCTTCGTCCAGTTGTAGTTTTTGGTGAACGTGTCACCCACGGGCGCTGCGCCCCCATGGCACGGGCGGAAGCGGCGCCTGCTGGCTGAACGGCGCGCAGACCATCGACGATCCCCAGACGCCGCCGCCGACGATGGCGCAGCGCCCGTAAGGCCCTGGCCCATAGGCGGCGACGCCATAGGGCCTGCGGCAGACGGTGACGCCCGTCCAGCCCGCGTCGTCCAGACACGGCCCCGGCGGCCAGGGCGTCAGCGGCGGGACGAGCTCGGTCCAGCCCGCATCGTCCCCGCAGGGGTCAGGCGTCCACGGCGCGTTCATCCGAAGGTCCGATGGCGCGGCCGGGTGACGCGCGAGCCTGACGCCTTCGCGCCCAGGTGGGCGGTGTTGAGCTTCTGGATCTCGTCCTCGGCGAGCTGCTTAAAGTTCGCCGCCCCCTGTTCCTCGCCCACGGCGTGCAGACCGGAGTGCATCAACGCGGCGAACAGGTAGAGCTGCGGATGCTTGGTGTAGATCCAGCTCTGCTGCGTATCGGAGAAGGTGGGGACTTCGCCATAGTAGGCGAGCTTGTACTCGACGCCGTCGACCGGATCGGGCGTGCCGCCGAAGTACATCGTCGAGCCGACGAGCGTGTAGTACATCCACGTGTGCGTGTCCTTCTGATTGAAGAACTCGTCGCGGGACTTGTAGCGGGCGGTGAGGAAGCCGTCGGCGCCGTTCTCGTTGGCGACGCGGACGAGGTCCATCGCCAGCCAGTCGTCGGGCAATTGCGCGCAGCGCGAGGTGATGATCCCGTCGTCCATCTGGATCATCTGCGCCACGCGCAGCTCTTGATTAAACTTACTTTCCGCCATGCGGACGAAGCTGGTGACGAGCGCATCGCTCCAGTCCTGGCGGTTGGCCCATTCCGCGACCGACGTTTTGAAGTCGCTATAGTCCGACAAGCCGATCCTCCCACCTCTTCCGCTTGTTCTCGCTGTCCGTCAGGACTTGGAGGTTCCACGGAACATGAAGGCCGCAAGAATGCGCGCCGTTGAGAGGCTCGATGTGATCGACGACATGCGAGACGCCAGTTTCCTTGGTTAGGCGGCGAGCCTCGTCATAGAACCACTGCATTGCATCAAGGTGTTGGTCAGTCAGCCAAGGCGGGATTGCGCCAGACATCACCTCACCGGCCCAGACGCGCCTCTTGATGAGAACTGAGGCACTGTTTTTCTCAGCGTACGTCTTGACCCGCGCGACAACGGCCTCGCGGTTTTCTCGATAATAGCGCGCGGCGCGGGCATTCTCGTTCTTGCGCTTGTACGCTCGCGTCTTTTCAGGATTGGCGGTTTGCCACGCAAGCACGTTTGCGGCGATGCGCCCCTTGTTCGCGAGGTAGTACGCGCGATTGTAGGTCTTATGATCGAAGGTCACAGGTAGCCCAGCAGTGCGAGGATGAGGATGACGACGAGGATCGTGCCGATGCCGCCGACGCCGTAGTGGCCGAAGCCGTAGCCGTAGCCCCATGGCGCGACTGAGCCGCCGCCCAGGCCGCCGAACAGGACGACGATCAGGATGATGACGAGGATCAGTCCAATAGACATAGCATCATCCCGCGCGGATCATCGGGCCGAACACTTGCCAGCCGAGGCAGGCCAGAAGCACCCACAAGAGGAAGCTATTGGCGTAGCCAAGACGGTTGTCGCTGACGCCCCACCAAATGCCGAACTGGGTCAGCAGCCAGAACAGCATGATCACCCAGAAGATTAGGCCGATTGGCATGGCTCTCCTCCTTGCGCGCCGATCATGGTTCGCGGTCCTTCTTGTTGCGGCCGAGCCAGTAGGCGACGACCGCGCCGAACGCGGCGACGAGGCCGCCTATCGCGCCTGAGGTGATCTCGTCGGTGGGAACCGTGAAGAATGCGCAGAAGGTGACCAGACCGAGAAACGCCATGATGACCAAGAGCGAGATGGTGAGCGTGCCGCCGGTCGCATCGAACCGGCTCACCACAACCAGCAACATCGACGTAAGCACGACGGCGATCCCCAGCCCCAGCGACGCCGGGTAGTCCAGCAGCTTGGGGATCGGCGCATATTGCGGAACGTCAGATGCGGCCATGGTTCACTTCAAGAGCTTGAGGAGATTGGCGGGCGGGAACACGATGCCCGCCGCGCCGATGATCATGTCCTTGATGTCAACGGTCGTGTAGCCCTCGGCTTTCACCTGCGGCTGCAGATCGGCGATCAGCTTGGTCGCGCTTTCGAGGATGCGCTGCGGGTCATCAATCGCGCCGATCTGAATGAGCTTGCCAGCTTCGGTCGTCGCCGCGCGCCGGATCGCCTCCTCGTTGCTGTCGCTCTTCTCGATGCCAAGCTTCTCGCGCAGCCAGTTGATCGCGTAGACGCAGAGCGCGGTGACCGCCGCCGCCGCGAGCGTGGTGAGAACCGTCTGCAATTCGGAGAGGAGGCTTTCCATCACTTCTTCGCTTTCCAGCGCGCATAGGCCGCAGCCATCTTCTTGTCGTAGGCGTTCTGCGCGTAACCGGGTCCGTTGTAGCCGCGCGCGAACGTCGCCCACTGCTTGTTGCGTAAGCTCCCGTCGAGGTTGTTGGCCTTGATGAACTTGACGAAGGCGTCGAGGTGCGCGCTGGCGCCGCCGGTCCACATCGCGTCGACGAACTCTTGGCTACTGTCGAAGCCGCAGGCCTTGTGGTTCTGGCCGAGGATCTGGAACGTTCCCCAAGAGCAGGCCTTGTTGGCCGCGTCGGGGTTGAGCGCACGCGCGTCCTCATAGCGGGCGTGTTGGGCCGCGCCGGTCGCGCCGTAGAGGTTCTTGTTCCACGACGGCGAAGAGAGCGCGACGCCGCGCCGATCCTTGGCGCCCGCGTGTTTGCCGCCCGTCTCTTTGTGGAAGATGTGGGCTTCGTACAAAATGCTTGGTCTGCCGTCGGGCAGGAACCCGGCCCCGGCCGCCTCGACCTCGGCCACGGCGCGGATCGCCGCCTCCTCGACGTTCAGCTCCTTGGCGGCGCGGGCGAAGTCCGCATCGGTCAACGTCCGTTGCGGTTCGTCGACCATCAGACGCGCCCCCGCCAGATGCGAAACGGCGCGGCCTCGGCTGAGTTGAGGTAGCGCGCCCAGTCGTCCTCGCCCCACGTCTCGCGGACGCTGCGCTCGAAAACCTCGACCGGGAAGCGGCCCAAGAGTTTGTTGTGGCCATTGTGGGCCATGGTCTCGCGGTCACGCTCGATGCTGTCGAGGATGGGCTCGACGTCCTGCTGGGTGTGGACGGTGACCTGCTCGGGGTCCTCGTCGTCCCAGATGGCGGTTCTCCTGACCCCATCGCTGTCGCGGTAGACGCGGCGCCGCTCAGACATTAGGTTGGCCCTCGCGCAACGCACGGCGAGGCGGTGGGTGGCAAGGCAATGCCTGGATTGGCGCGGCCGAGCATGGCCCGGCATAGCGGGGCGTGGGGCGGCGGCCGGTTGGCCGCCGCTTCTGCTTTGCTCAGGCTCACTTCTTGATGCCGTTGAACAGGATGTGCGCCAACGGGTTGCGCATCTCCAAGCCCCACTCGCAGACAATCATTCTAGTCTCTGCATCTCCCACTCTAGCCATGAGAAATTGCCTGAAGGCCCTGAAGAAGGCCACGGCGGCGTAATCGGGGTCGATCAGGAGCCCGACATCCGGCGCGAGCCAACGCGACGGAGCGACCTTGATGCGGCCGAAGTCAGTCGCAATGACGTCGATGGTGCTTACTACTTCCGTCTTGCCGACGAGGACCTGCGTGGTCGAGCGGCCGACGAACGTCGAGATGGTTCTCTTGGGCCCCGGCGGGACGATCCACATGCTGGGCGATCCACCATTTTGATAGGCTTGCTGCATCGCATCGCCGAGCATCGCCTCGGTGATCGACACTTGCGACCCGGCGACGATGGCGGGGAAGGCGTCGGTCGCCGCCACCGGCAAGGCGGTGACGACGGTGCCGGGCGCCACCGCTGCAGCGACGTTCGAGTTCTTGTCGGTGGCGCGGCCGAGCCAGTGGGAGAACGCCTCGGTCGTGCGCGGCGTGGTCTGGTAGTTGGCCGAGGTGTCGGCGCTGCGGGCCTGACGAGAGCAGAGGATGCTCTCCATGTCCGACTTCAACACCTTGGCGGCGAGGGCCATCTGGTGAGCCATCTCGCTCCCCTTGCCCGCCGCGTCGCTCTCCTCCTGCGAGCCAGACACGGTCGCGTCGCGCTCGCTGATCTGGGTGATGTTGTTGCGGCGGATCGTCGGCTGAGACGGGCCGTTAGCCAGCGCAAACCCTTCCAGTTGAGCATTCGCAAGGTTAACCAGCGGCAGGAACTCAGTCTGCCAATCGAACAGCCGGTTCTTTACATTGCGCCTCCGAATAGCCGACATGACCGGCGTATCGAACGGGTCAATGTTATAGATGGCATTGCTGAGATCTTCGCGGTTTGCTTGGGCATTGTAGGTAGTAAAGGCGTTCGTGACCTGGGGCACGGGGTAGCTCCTTTCGGGCAAGAGGGATCGTCGCCGATTAACGGCGAACAATTGGCTCTAGCCCGAAGGTCTAGACTATGTGCTCCAGCCCATAGACTGGACATAAGCTCCGGTTAAGCCGGACTTATTGTCGGCCCCGAATGAACTGGGCCATCACCGCTGCCGCGTCGTCGACGCGGCCGGTGGATGCGAGCCTCTTCTGGGCCTCGTTCATCGAACGTTGCGCGCCGTTGCCGACGCGGGGGGCGGAACCCGGCTGCAGCGCGCCCTGGCGCTCGGGCTGCACGGGGAAGGGTTTGTTGGCCTGCATGCGGTCGTACTTGGCGGCCTTGAGCAGGATCGACAGCATGCGCTCGTCGTAGGTCGTGCCGATCTCGTCCTCGGAGAAGCCGTGCGAGGCGGCGGTGCGGCGCATGCCTTGGATGGCGTGGTCGATCTCGGTTTGGTTGGCGAGCTTGTTCTTCGAGCGGAATTTATCGAACTCGGCCCTGGCGTAACTGGCGGTCTGCTGGGCGTGGGCTTGGTAGGCCTCGCGCTGCGCATGCTCGCGCCGCTGGCGGATCTGGTTCAGCGTGCCGTAGACGGCGCGGTAGTTGTTTTCGAGCTGGTGGGCGGCGGCCGGGTCCTGCTTGTAGAGCTGCTCCCAGTCGGGCTCCTTGGGGATCAGCGCGGCGAACTCCTGCTCTTGGTTCTGGCAGAGCTGGATGTAGGCCTCGCGCGCCTGCTGGGCCTGGGCGCCGCGCTCGTCGATGGTCTTGGCGACCTCGACCATCTGCCGCATGCGGGTGTTGAACGTCTCCTCGCGCTGGTAGCCCCTGAGCGCCTCGTTGAGGCTGACCTCGCGCTCTTCGCCGTCTACCTGAATTTTGTACCGGGGGGAGGTGTCCTCGCCTTGCTCCCCTTCGGGACCGGCCCCCTTGTCTGGTTTTTCGCCGTCTGGACCGGCATCGTCGGGGTCTTTGCCGATCCGCTCTGGCGGCTCGTCTTGGGTTGAGCCGTCATTGTCGTTGGCGGGGGCTGGAGCGCGTTTCTTGGGCTGCGGAACATTGTCCCCTTCTTCAGACCGGCCATCAGCAATTCTCCTCTCCTGTTCGAGCAGGCGCGGGTCTGGCCCGCCGTCGGACGTGTCGCCCCGCTCGTCGCCTTCGATTTCGCGGGGCTGGAAGATCGCCTCGGGTTTCGAGGTCGAGACGAAGCGGCCTCCCTGGTCGCGCTGGCGCGTGGCCTGCGGGATCTCCTGCGCGAACGCCTCGCGCGCCTCGTCGAGGCCCTCAGGAGGCATTGCGGGCGCTCCGCTGGGCGTCGATGCGGTAGTTGTCGAGGAGGGCGCCGAGCGCCACCGGGATGAAATCGAGAGTGCGCAGGCGGGTCGCCAGCTCGTCCTGCTTGGGGCCGGCGTGCGGCGTGTCGAGCAGCTCGTTGAACCACTGGTTGCGGAGCTGCCGGTAGACGTGAGCGAAGGCCGGGTCGGCAAGCAAAGCCTTGGCGGCGGCCGAGAGTTCCCGCCGCTCGCTCAGGTTCTCGATCTTTTCTCTGCTGCCCAGCGCCGACATGACATCATCGGCAACCAAGTTGTCCCCGTGACAACTTCACTGGTTGCTCAGATGAATACTTCGCTTTTAGCCTTCGGGCAAGCCGCCGCTCGGCCCCTTGGGCGCGGGCGGCGCCGTGGCCTTGGCCATGTCGACGACGACGTTGGCTATATCGACCGCATGGTCGAGGGCGAGCTGGGTTTCCTGCACGCGGATCTTCTCGGCCTCGAAAGCCTGCTGCTGGGCGAGCTTGTCCCTGCGGAAGGCCTCGTCCATCGCCTGCTTCTGGGCGTTGAACTGCTGGGTCCCGAGGTCCTTCGCGGTTTGCGCCTTCACCCGCTCGTTGTTGGCCATCGCCGCTATGGTCATGGCGTCGGGCTCCTTTGGCGCTTGCTGCATCTGCTGGATGACCTGCGGCGGCGGCGTCTTGAAGTACCTCGACACATTTTTTATGTTGGCGATCTCCAGCATATCGCTGATCGTGTTGAGCATCTCGGGGATGCCGACGACCGGGTTCTGCGGCCCGAACTGCTGGAACACCATCATCTGGTCCTGCTTGATCTGCTGCAGCGTCATCATCCGCACCGTGTCCGAGCCTTTGCCCAGCGTCGGGTTGACCTCGACCGACATGTCGGCGTCGAACAACGATGTGTCGTAGGTCTGCCAGCTCCCATTGATTTTCAGCGTGCGGGCCTGGTTCTCGTTCTCCACGACCTCGTTGAACAGCCCGTGAAACAAATCGCGAAAGCCGGTTTCCGCCAGGACCCGCGCCACCAATTCGGTGCGCTCCTGCTGGCCATTGATCACCGCTTCGACGCCGATCATGGTCGACGATTGCAGGGCCTTCGGGTCGAGCCCGCGCGCCGCGTCGGATAAGCCGGTGCGGCGTTGCTGGACGGCGTCGAGATATTCGAGCACCGGCAGCGCCGCTTGGCCGACGAATGGCGTGGTGGCGAATTGCACCGCGTTGCCTGGGTCGCCGCGCGTCCTGATCACCGCGCCGAGGTCGTCGTTCAAGGCGTCATCCAAATTGGTGACCAATTCGTTGACGACGGTCTTGGGGTTGATGCTCTCGGCGAGGCTGTCCAACACGCCGCGCGTCATGTTGGTTTTGATCCTCTGAATATCGACGGTCAGGTCCGCGATGCTGTCGCCGACGAGCGTGTGGGCGATGGGGTCGCAGCTAAAGAGCGCGAACTTGATCCGGTTGGCCGGTTCGTCGCGGACGAGGGCGTGGTCCTCGCCCATGGTGCAGATGTAGCGCAGTTCGGCGACGCCATCGCCGTCGGTGTCGACGCGCACGTACCACTCGCCATAGAGGACGCCGTCGCCGACGCGGCTCGACATGCCCCGCCCTGGATTGCGGATCATGCTCTCCATGGTGAAGTTATGGATGTCCTGCGTCTGCAGGTAGTTCGCGGCGAGGTCGCGCGGGTAGCCCATCGCGGTCAATTCATCGATGGAGACGATGCGCTCATGGCCGACGATGCGGCTCTTGGCGAACGTCCGCGCATAGCGATCCAATCTCATTTCTTCCGGCGGCACGCCCTCGACGCGGGTGATCGGCTTCGAGGTCACGCCTTCGATGGTGACATCGAGGCCGCCCGTGTCGTTCTGCTGCAGCGAGCCCGGCAGGACCTTGGCGCTTGGGTCCTCGGACAAGAGCATCTGGAGCTGCTGCATGGTGATGTTGACGAACTTCTTGCGCTTCACCTCGCGGGTGTTGTCGGTCCACCATTTGATGTAGCCGGTCTTGACGGTGAGGGCGTCCTTGAAGGCGCCATACAAGGTCAGAAACCCTGGGTTATCCTGCCAGAAAACATAATTGACGTAATTGGTCGCCTGCTCGGCCATGGCGTCGTCCTGCGGCGTGCGCGGAACGAGGCTGATGACGTTTTCGGATGCGGCGAAGATGCGGACCAGGGACGGCAGCATCATCAGGATGGCGTCGCGCACGTCGGTCGAGACGAACGAAGATT